TTTAATCCGTTTACATATACAGGAAGTATGGTGTCACAACAAGACATGGTTTGCTATGAAGTTGAACTACTAAATTTAATACTTCCAAATGAAGTATTAGCTGTGGGTGAAGGTGGCAGAATAGCATTTTATCCTTACGTATATGTACAAATTTCAAATGTATCATCTTCAAACGGAAGATTGTCAAATATAATTTACTCTAATAATCCACATGCAGTTAGAGCTATATTTAGAGTTCCTATTGATGATGTTATAAATCCTATAATCTCAACTTTTATTAAGGTAGATGGTGATGGTATGGTTCAAACAATTAAGTTTAAGCCAAATGATAACTTATATTTTAGTGTATTTTTGTCAAATGGAGAGTTATACAAGACAATTCTACCCGAAAGATATTCTCCTTCTTCTCCTAATCCTGCCTCGCAGATTAGCGCATCTTTTAGTATAAGACGATTGTAAGAAAAAAATTTTAATATTAAACTTATTTTAAGTTTGATATTAAATTTGATTATTTTGTTTTTGAATCATATTTGCAAGGTGTTTTGCTGTTTTAAGATGTCTTGATATTCCAGAATAAGCAACTTTACTACCACATTCACATATCTTTTTATTTAGCAGTTTTTCTCTATTTTTTTGATGATATTCTTTACCCTTTTGTTTAACTTTTTCTTTATTTTGATTGTAATATAATAAACTTTTTTCTAATATTTCTTCTTTATGTTCTTTGTAATAATTTTTACTTTTTTCACTTAATTTCTCTTTATTTTCTTCGCGATATACTTTCTTTTTTTCTTTAATTTCTTCCTTATGTTCTTCGCGGTATATTTTCCTTCTTTCGAATATTTTTTCTTTATTTCTTTCTCGATATTCTTTTACTTTTTTTTTAATTTCTTCTTTATTTTCTTCATAATAATTTTTACCTTTCTCAACTATTTTCTCTTTATTTTCTTCACGATATATTTTCTTTTTTTCTTTAATTTCTTCTTTATGTTCTTCTTGGTATTTTTTCTTTTTTTCTTTCCTTTCATCTGTAAGAATTTTATTTTGAGTTCGTCTCGGAAATACAATGTGATTTTCGTCAATATCTTTAAAAAAATTTATACATTCATCAAATATATTAGTAAATGTTGATATACCTTCTAGTGGTGGTAATAAAAAAACATCTCTACCAGCTTTACATCTATATTTACCAAGTTTTGTCAAAATAATAGCCTCTAGTATATCCATTGCTTTTATTCCGTTACACACTTTATAATAGATTACTTTAAAATCATGTAATTTATTACTATCATAACTTTCTTTCCTATTTTTTAAGTCTATAGTTTTTCCTACGACATATTCATTCACTTTTTCTCCTTCATCAGTTGTCATTAAATAAACAATATATTGGTCTTCATACACTTGAGTAACAGGTCTAACGTATTTTTTTGTTAAAGCTTGTATTTCTTGATGACTTTTTTCTAATTGCATTTGTAATTCATCTGTTTGCTCTAATAAAGTTTCCTGTAATATTTCTTCTAGTTTTATATAATAGTTATGAATTTCATTTGATTTATCAGTATTAGACTTCAAACAATATTTTTTAAATGTTCTTATATTTAAGGTTATTTTTTCCTTGTTAAATCCTCCTTCATTTTTGCGCTCCCCCAACTTGGGGAGCGCAACTTTATAATCAACATCTATAATAAAATGTTTATCTAGTATTCTTTTTGCATGGTCTTTCCTTGAAAAACCACACCATTTCCATACATCTTCAAAATCAATAACAAAGTCTGTTAGAGGATTGAAATTTAAGTAGCAATAAAAGCTTGTAACAAATAATTTTTGTTCTTCATCATTAAATTCACTTTTAATTTTATTTATAAGAGCATTTTGATATGAGGTATTTAGCCTTGATAAAGGATTTTGTTCGATAAATTCGACAATATTAAATGTTGTATTAATCATATTTTATAATATATTTTATAACTTTAAATATGATTTCTAAAAATTACAAAAATTTCTATTTTTTACAAAGTTATCTATTATATATATTTTATATATTTAATTTTAAATATATAAAAACTCGTAAAATTAACACTAAAACTCGACATTTTCATCAAAATTCCAACTATCTTCTTTTGGGGCTAAAATCGAGCTGTGCACATACTCCGAGATTTTCTGTTCAAAAAAATTTGTCTTTCCATCGAGATTTATATTCACCATAAAGTCAAATGGATTGGTGCACATATAAATCTTATTAAATCCAAGTTGAACAAGTAGTCTATCTGCAACATATTTGATATATTCTCTCATTAAATCAGAGTTCATACCTATTAATTTACAAGGTAGAGATTCACATATAAATTCTTCCTCTATTTCTACTGCTTCTTTAAATATTTCTTCTACTCTTTCTTAGTAACTTTATTTGCTAAATGTTCATATATTAGTACTGCAAATTCAGTATGCATTCCTTCATCACGAGAAATTAATTCATTACTTTTACCTAGTGCTTTAGTCATTTTGTTCCTATTTTTTAGCCAGAAAATAGAGCAGAATGCACCTGAAAAAAAAATGCCCTCTACAACCGCAAATGCTATTACTCTTTCTTCAAAAGGTCTTTCATTATTTAACCATTTAAGAGCCCAATTTGCTTTTTTTGCGACACAGGGTATATTATCAATTGCATTAAATAAATATTGTTTTCTTTTTACATCCTTAATAAAAGTTTCTATAAGTAACGAATAAGTCATAGCATGAATATTCTCTATCATACCTTGAAAAGCATAAAAATTTCTAGCTTCTGGAGCTTTAACTTCGACACAAAAATTTGTTATTAAATTCTCAAGAACAATTCCATCCGCTCCTGCAAAAAATGCTAATATATGTTCAATAAAATATTTTTCATTATCATTTAAAGATTCCCAATCATTTAGGTCTGCTGCATAATCTATTTCTTTTGCAGTCCAGAACATACCTTCTGCAATATCGTATGCATTTTGCAATTTAGTATATTTTACAGGTAGTTGAGTAAATCTTGAATTATCTTCAGTTAATAGAGGTTCGCGGAGTCTTTCTTGAATCATTTTATTATCTTAAATATTTTATTTTTTTAAAATCATTTTTTATTTTTAAAAAAATTATTTTTTTTACAATAATGCTCTTTGTTTAAGCTCATTTACAAATTCCTCTATAAAGTCATCTTTATACTCTTCCGAATACAACCAATATTTTTTTACCTCTACTTCCTCTACTTTCTCTACTTCCTTTACTTCCTTTACTTCCTCTACATCTTCTACTTCCTTTACTTCCTCTACTTCATCTACTTCATCTACTTCCTCTACTTCCTTATCAAAAATAAATTCATCATAGACAAAAAGATTATTAGATATAGCTTGACTATCGACTGGATAATTACACATCTCTGTAACATCCTTATTTTCTCCAACTAAAAAAGTATAAATATTTTTAAACAGTTTCATTTTATTTAAAAATATTTTTGTTTTAAATTTGAAATTAATTTAAAGATAGATTTTCTTAATATAAAAATGGATTCTTTATTTATATTCTCAGGAGCGTGTGCCAACGATCTAATAAATAAACATTTATGGGTGAAGGGCGCGTCCTTATTTATACCACAAATGAATGAATTACTAGAACATACAGATTATAAGTTTGAAATATCAGACATGAAAAGTTTTGATAACGATGAAGCGATAATTTTCTCTGAAATATTAAAGAATAATAAGTCGGATAAATCTAATCCAAATAATTATTACATCTTATATTCCTATATTATTAATAGATTAGGAGGTAGAGATGCAAAGTTGGATACTTTGGAAATAGGAATAGGTACAAATAATCCAGCTTTAGTATCTAATATGGGTGTAAATGGAAGACCCGGTGCTTCTTTATATGCCTTTAAAGAATATTTAACAAATTCTACTATACATGGAGCTGATATTGATAAGGATATTCTATTTCAAGAAGATAGAATAAAAACAAGTTATGTGGACCAACTAGAATCAAATTCTTTTACTGAAATGTTAAATAATTTCGGAAATATTAAATATGATTTAATAATAGATGACGGACTTCATTCCATAGGTGCTAATTTTAACACATTATTATTTGCATTAAAAAATATAAAGGAGAAAGGATGGATAGTAATAGAAGATATTCATGGTATCCATAAATGGAAGGCTATAGATTTTATCTTAAAGAGTACCAACAAATACAAGACATATATTGTAAATACAAATAGTCGCGCTCATTTATATGTTATTAATAAGTTGTAAATTTAATATTAATTTAAATATTAAATTTTGATATAATAAAATGGATTCTTTGTTTCTTTTTTCGGCGGGATCAGCAAATGATAATCTAAATAAAGATTTATGGATAAAGGGAGCTTCATTATTTATACCTCAAATTAATGATTTAATAAATACACAGACTAATTATCGCCTTAATATTAGTTTTATTGATAACTTTGAACATGATAGCAGTAGAATACTTGGTGATATATTAGCAAAAAATAAATCCGATAAATCAACCACTCATAGATACTATATTTTATATTCTTATATTCTTAATAAACTAGGTATCGAAAAAAATTTAAATACTTTAGAAATTGGTTTAGGTACTAATAATCCTAATTTAGTTTCTACTATGGGTGTTAATGGAAGACCCGGTGCTTCTTTATATGCCTTTAAAGAATATTTGCCAAATTCAAATATATATGGTGCAGATATAGATAAAGATATTCTATTCGAGGAAGATAGAATAAAAACTTGCTATGTTGATCAATTGGATTATACCTCATTTGAAGAAATTAAAAATAAATTTGGTAATATTAAATACGATTTGATAATAGATGATGGACTTCATTCTATAGGTGCTAACTTTAATACATTATTATTCGCTTTAAAAAATATAAATGAAAATGGTTGGGTAGTAATAGAAGATATTATTTATGGTTCAAATTGGCAGTCTATAGATTTTATTTTAAATTCCACAAATAAATATAAAACATATATGATATCAACAGGTACAGGCCTTCTATATGCTGTAAATAAGTTATAAAATTAATTTATAAATGAAACACCTAGAACAACTCAGCGATTATTATAAAAAGTGGTGTGGTGTAACTCATCCAAAAATATCACATATATACGCAAATTTATTTTATACCTGTATATAAGTATAAAATAATATATTTAACTAAACTTTTGTAGCTTTCTTTTTCATTAAATTAACATGTCTCGTGCTTTCTTTATGCCTCTTCATAGTATAATGGGTAATTATCATACCACATTCACATGTTTCTTTTTTCTTCCTTTGTTCTGAGATTTTTGTCTTGTAATTTTCTTTGTAATATTCTTTTCTTTTTTCTAGTATATTTTCCTTATTTTCTTGATAATATTCTTTTCTTTCCTCTAAGATTATCTCTTTATTCTCATTATAATATTCTGAATTAGCTTTAATTATGTCTTCCTTATTTTCTTCATAATATTTTTTTCTTTTTGCCGATATAGTTTCAAAATTATTTTCGTAATATTCTTTTTTTAACTCAGCTATTATCTCTTTATTATTTTCACGATATTCTTTTTGTTGTAGGTATATTTTCTCTTTATTTTCTTCATGATACTTTTGATGTCTGACTTTTTCTTTTTCTTTATCTTCTTTTTCAGTTGTTTTTTTAGGATATATGACATATTCAACATTCTCATAAAATTTTAAGCATGTATCAAACATATCTGTAAATAATGTTATATTTGTGTGTTTAGGTAATAAAAAAACGTCCCTTCCAGCTTTACATCTATATTCTCCAAGTTTCATAAGTATTGATGCTTCAACTATATCCATTATTTTTGAATTTGGACACGATAAGTAATAAATAACTTTAAAATCATGTAATTTATTATGATCATAATCTTCTTTTCTGTTATATAAATTGACAGATTTACCGATAACGTATTCTCCTATTAATTCGGCTTCATCCGTAGTCATAAGATATACAACATTTTCTTTATCTATAATATCTTTTGGTTTTTTAACGTATTTTTTAACTAACTTCTTATTTTCTTCCTCGATTTTATTTTTTTCTTCCTCAATTCTTAATTTTTCTTCTTCAAGTTTTTTATTTTTATCTAATATACTTTTTATTTGATATTCGCCTTTTTTTCTTAAAGTTGGAAGTATTTCTTCGCATACTACTTCTTGAAATTTTTGAGCTACTGGTTTGTTTGATCTCATTATTAGTTTATAAAGACCTGCTTCATTAATTGTTATCATGGTTTGTTCTCCTCCAAAGGTGTTTAATAACTTTAAACCCCTCCATTTTTCCGGTATAATTTTTATTGCATTTGTGATATTTGGTAATTCAAGTATAGTACAAATGTCTTTTGCTACGAACCAAGGTTCTTCATAAGTACCGATTACACGAATATTTTTTTCATTAAATGAGACTGTTTCGTCAATTTGTTTTAGTAATTCCATTTTTATTTATAAAATCTAATCTTTAAATAGGATTTATTTTATTTTAAAATATTTATAACACCTTTTTAACCACGTTTTTATACTTATTTTATAATTAATTTGAATTATAAAATATTAGGTTCAATCATAGTCGGAATCTGAGTTATCTATATTACATGAATCTTTCTCAATTTGCTCCTTTGACTTAATATATATATTAATTTCTCCTAGATTACCTACATTTGACTTAAAATATAATGGTTTGCCTGCGAAAATTTGAATATTATTATTTAATCCAGCTAGCTTGGATATTCTACTTAGTGTTTCTGTATTAAATTCTTGATCATATTTAGTCTCATCATCATCGTCTTCATTATCATCTAAATCTCCAAATGAGACTGTTCTACCATACACACCTGTTGCACTGCAACTAAAGTTTATTGAATATTTTTTCGCGTTTACTTGTATAACATTTCCTATATTACCTAATTCTTTTAGCATCTTTTGATAGTTAATTGAAGATATGGATATAGGATATAAATAACCTGTTGGTAAGTCTATTTCTAAATTTTGAATACTTTGGATTTTAATAGTAGAAGTAGTAGTTCTATTGTTTTCTTTAGGTGTAACTTTGATACATAAATTGTTTGGAAATTCGTCGTCAATAAACAGCTCTATCGTGTCTTTTTTCTTAACAGGCCTAACCATCTTGTGAAAATGTGCCAAGTTAATGCCTAAGAACATTTTCTTCGAATTAAATTTAAACATAGTAAAGCCGCTACTTTGAGAAAATAGTTTTAAATCTATAAGAACACGCCTGTGATGGTCCATCATTCGTAAAAAAATCCCTGTGCTATCAATTTCAAAGCATCCTGTCTTTATATTGTTTGCAAGTAATTCTGCTAATATTTTAAATGCATATGCTTCGTTACTTTTTGCTCTAAATATTATTGTCATTTGAATTTAAATTAATAGTTTAAATACTTTAAATTAAAATTTTAAAAAAAAAATATATAATAAATAAAATGTCCAATAATATATTTTTGACGAAACCTATTGCTTATCTCACTATAAATGACTTTGATAGTAATGGTAATATAGTAAATCCTAAACTAAAGAACGGAAAAGTTATAATTATGATTCAAGCAAATTTCTGTGGCTATTGTACTATCGCTAAGCCAGCTTTTCAAGAATTGGCAAATCAAAATCAATCAAACTTTATTTGTGTAACTATTCAAGGAGATGGTAAAGAAAAAGGAGAAAAAGAGCTAAATGATATGATAAAAAAAATAGACCCTACTTTTAGAGGATTTCCTAGTTATGTAGGTTATAAAAACGGAAAATACGTTAAGTCGCATTCTGGAGGGAGAAATAAGGAAAATTTATTTGCATTTGCGCAATCTTTTTAGAATTTTTTAAAAATTATTATTTTTAAAAATAAAATAATAACAATAAAAGAGTTATGGTTAAGATAAATAACAAAGAATTTACAATATATAATCTCGATTCAGAGCAAACAATATATGAAAGAATAGCAGCAAACATGAATACACTTCCGAAATTTTTAATTTTTCCAGCAGAAATTCCTACTATAGTGGATTTTTCTATCGATCAAAATATTGATGTACATAATTTAATTGACGTAATTAAAAACGGAACTGATATTACTAGTGTTTATAAAGAAATAAAAACATATGAAAATGAAACTATAGGTACTTTTACTTTAAAAGATATTGTAAACTACTATACCATTCTAAATTTAAATTTTATAAAAACATATGATCAATTGACTTCGACTGGTTTTGAGAATTTTGGTATATCAACTATTGAACGTGATATAAAAAATATTTCAGATGAAAATAACAATATTACATACGATGAACTAGAAATGATATGGAAAACAAAAAGAAATCGTGGAGAAACTTTTAATAATCAAATAGAAAAAAATAAAGAACTTGCAAACAAAACTCGAAATAAATTTTCACGTTTTGACAATATTGAAACATTAGATTATACACCTTTTAACTTAGAAAAAATAACTTTTGAGTTTGAGATAAATGTGGAAGATACATCGTCTATACTTGAAATATTTAATACTATAGTTTTAAACAAAAATATACCTTTTGCTTCTACAAATAATTTTTACAAAATTTTAAAAGGATTTAAACCTCCGATTGAATGGGTTAATCTATTTGATCGAAGCACAAGTTTTAGAGACAGAAAAAAGGATATAAATAGAGAAACAAATATTATACTTAAAATTCTAGAAGACAAAAAAATTAAAAATAAAGATAGATACATAGACATAATTATCAGTATGAAAGATATAAATACTATAAAGATAAGTACCAAGTATAATAAAAAATTTATTTCTACAGATAAAATAATAAAAAATTGTCGAGATATACTAAGAACAGAAAAAAAGCCTCAAAATATAAAAGAAGTTAATGTAAATGGAGTTTACTATATGTTTGAAAAAATAAATAGCGATGTTATGCTAGATATGATACTAAATAATCCTATATTTTCGAACTTATTAAGTGTAAATGAAAGTTCTATATCAACCTTATCTTCTGTATATATATATTTCGAGAATAGTAACTTAGGAAAAATAACTTTAAAACTAAGTCCCATAAAAGTTAGTAGTAAAAATATTAAATCCTTACTATCAAGTAACATAGATGAGGATAAAATTAAAATAAATAAAAATATAATTAGAATAAGAATAACGGAATGCGATAATATAAATAAGATTGAGAATTTTCAAAACTTATTTTCGAAACTAATAACCTTGTATAAGGATAATGAGGCAGATATTATAAAAATTTATGAAGACTATAGTTGTTCTTTAGATGATAATGAAGAGGAAGAAGAGATAAAAATAAAAGTTAGTAAAAAAGAAGAAGATGACTTATATAAAATAGACCCATTTATTTTTGATAAAAAAACAAAATATACAACAAGTTGTGGTCCATTTAAAAGACCTAAATATTTAACGGATGATGAAGCAGAAATAAAAATACAGGAAGGAAAATCTAAAAACATAATAAGATTTCCTAAAGAAGAAATTGAAGACATATCATCTCCCAAATATTATATTTGCGACAAAGAACCTTATATTTTTCCAGGATTGCAAAAAAATAAATATAAACAAACAAATGAACTAGTACCTTATTTACCTTGTTGTTTTACTATCGAACAAACTGATAAACCTGAATATAATGATTATTATTTTACAGATGAAGCAGATAAAACTTCGATAGCAACTTCAATAGGTAGTAGAACAACTAAAAGTAAATATATTGTAGAAAATGTAAAAAGACCTTTAGATAGGAAAATTTATGGATCATTGCCTCCAAATTTAAAAAGATTATTTTTGTTAGGAGACCAAAACAACACTTATTATAGAGAAGGAATGCTTGATACTAAAAGTAGTTTTTTAAATTGTGTAATGCAAGCTTTGGATACAAAAAAGCTTTCAGAAATTGATGATATTCGCATTCCAATTATTTTGCATAATCAAAGAGAAAAATTGAATACAGATATTTTTGCAGGATATTGTAGACAAGAAATGTTTGATTATAGTATGAATGAAATAAAAAATAAAATCAAAAATAAAGAAGAGTATTTAGATCCTAACTTGTTTATTCACTTATTAGAACTACATTTTGATTGTAATATATTTTTATTTTCACTCAAAAATAATGGAGAATTTATTATACCTAATAATCTTCAGTGTTATTATAAACTCAAAAATAACAAACGATGTATCTTTGTAATAGAGAACACAAACACTAAATGTGGATATCCTAGATGTGAACTAATAATAAAACATAACCCTGTTAAAAGTATCCATACAAGTATTTTTAATTCAGACGATAATATATCTAAACTTATTTTTGATACTTATGGTTCTTATATCAAATCTTATGCTTTAAATACCCAAGTTTCTCCTATTAATCTAAATTGGCCTTTAGAAAAGCTAGAAATAACTTCTCAAATTTTTGATGCATATGGTAAAACTAGAATTTTTAATGTAAATTACAAATCAAAAAAAATATCTTTATTTACTTCTCCAATACAACCTGTCAAATTAGACTCTAATTTTGAACTTACAGAACCTATAAATAAAACAGATATTAAAACAGCAAAAGAAATATTAGATATTATAAGTGCAAAAAATATACAAGAAATTACAGAATTAAATACTAGAAAACTTGAAGGAAAAATTAATAACGTTATTTTACATATTTTAATTCAAGATGAAATTGACTTTGATTCTAAAATACAATATTCAGCTATGTTGGAATATAATATGTATAAAAAATTATCAAGATATATAATTGAATACGTATTCTGGTTATTTTCAAAGTATTTGAATGAGAACACAATTGAACCTGAATATATAGCGGAAAAATATGATAATATATTTTATGATTTCAAAGATAAATATATTCAAATGAATAAGGATTTTGAATACAAGAATATTAAAAAAAAATTTAGTCTAGAAAATAGTGGTATAATAAACAACAAAAAACTTGTTATTAAGTCTGAAGATACTTTAAAAAGACTATTTTATATTTTACGATTAAAACTAATCAGAAATCTTGACGAAATTTTAAAATATAATGACAAAATTATGATTGAAAATTATTACTTGGATATAACCGACTTTTCTTTTGAATACAATCAATCTATTTTGCAAGGAGAAAAAGCATTTTTTAGATTGTTAAATGAAACAACTAGAAAAATAATATATAAAAAAATAAATTTTGTAAAGGAAGAAGAGGAAGAATATAAAAAGGATGAAAAAAAGAATAAAGAAGATGAAGATGATGAAGAAGAGGGGGAAGAGGAAGAAGATGAAGAAGAGGGTGAAGAAAAAATTATAATTGAAAATTTAGAAAGTACTTATTTTTATGTAGTAAAACCCTATTTTTTTAGGAATAATATTATAGATAGTAAAAATATATACATAGCTCAAAATATTGATTCATACTTAAAAGGAATTAAAATAAGTATGATATGGAATAGAAACAAATATAATCCTGGAATTAACGTTAAAATTAACGATGATGATAATTTAAATCAAAATTTTACATTATATTCATATACAAGTAGCAACGATATAAAAACATATAATGTAGAAGGGGAACGAAATAATTTGAATATTAAAATTATAGGATATAAAGTAGAAGATCCTGAAAAGAAAACGCTTATTAATTTTTATACTGTTCTATTGCCACTATAATGAAAAATATATTTTCTAAGTTTATTTACAACTTAAAAAATAAAAAAAATGATTTTAAAAATTAAATTTATAGAATTATTATTATATAATATAATTAATGCCACCAAAGAAAGTTTATAAGAAACTTGACCCAATAACACATATTCTCGAAAGAAGTGATATGTATGTTGGGTCAAAAAGATTGAAAAATATTGAAGAGTATGTAGCTATCAAAGATGAAGATACTTTTAAAATATTCAAAAAATATATAAATTCTTCACCTGCAATTTTAAGAATTTTTGTCGAGGTTCTATCAAATGCAATTGATAATGTAGAAAGAAGTAAAAATACAAAAACTCCTTGTACTACGATTAAAGTAAATATAGACAAAGAAACAGGTGAAACTTCCGTGTGGAATGATGGAGATATTATTCCTATTGAAATACACGAAGAGGAAAAAATTTACAACCATAGTTTAATTTTTGGAAATCTTATGGCTGGTTCAAATTATAATGATGAAGAAGAAAGGTTGGTTGCGGGACGATTTGGTTTAGGATCTAAGTTAACAAATGTTTTCTCAACAAAATTCATAGTGAAAGGATTAGACCCTAATAATGGAAAAGTTTTAGAGCAAACATGGACTAATAATATGAGAAATACAACTGAACCAAAGATTACTTCTACTAAGTTAAAAACTGGTTTTACAAAAGTTACTTATTTTCCGGATTTTAAACAATTTGATTTAGAAGAATATTCAGACAATATAATTAGTCTATATACTAAATACATAATTGATGCTGCTATGTTAACAAAGATTAAAGTATATTTAAATGAAGAACTAATACCAGTAAATAGTTTAGAAACATATTCTGAATTATATGATACTCCAACAGATGAAAAACTTTTTATAAAAAATAAAAATTCAGAAGTTTTAATTTGTCCTGCTAACATAAATGAATTTCAACATATTTCTTTTGTAAATGGTACTTATACACGTTTAGGAGGAATTCATGTTGATATTTGGTCTGAAGTTATATTTAGGCCATTAGTAGAAAAATTTAATAAGAAAGATAAACCACAAGTTAATATTAAAGATATAAAACAATTTTTTAGAATTTTTGTTGTGGCAACTGTTCCTAATCCTGAATTTTCATCACAAGATAAGGAAAAGCTTGAAGCACCAAAAATAAATCCTGAGGTAAAACAAACGGATATAAATAAAATTTTAAAATGGTCAGTTATTGAAGATATAAATGATATTATCAAAATGAAGGAGATGGTGGTATTAAAAAAAACAGAAAAGAAAAAGAAAGGTTATACAAAAATTGAAGGATTAGACCCCGCAAATAATGCTGGCGGAAAACTTGGATATCAGTGTTCTTTAATTCTATGCGAAGGTTTGTCGGCAAAAACATATGCAGTTGCTGGAATACAAAAAGGAGTATACGACAAAGCAGGTAGAGACTGGTATGGTGTGATGCCTTTGAGGGGAAAATGCCTCAACGTAAGAAATTCTATTCCAACAACTATTGCTAAAAATAAAGTGATAACAGATTTAATTCAGGCTTTAAATTTAAGACATGATTTAGATTATACAGAAGATAAAAATTATAAAACTTTATCCTATGGAAAAGTTATACTGCTTACTGATGCTGATTCTGTAACAGGTGATACTCCTATATTATTAAATAATGGGAAAAATACTATAATAAAAACAATAGATAATATTTCAGATAATTGGATAACTGATAAAGTAAATAATAAAGAATATAGTACAACTGATCTATCAGTTTGGACAGAAAAAGGTTGGACTAAAATTAAATCTATAATGAGACATAAAGTAAAAAAAAATATATATAGAGTATTAACACATACAGGTCTTGTTGATGTTACGGAAGATCATAGTTTATTAGATACAAATTGCAATGAAATTGCACCAAAAAATTGTAAAGTAGGAAATATGTTACTTCATAATTTTCCTATTTTAAATGAAAATAAAGTTGAAATACCAGATAATTTAGAATTAATAGAATTAAAAAGTTTAAGAATACTTGCTAGTAAATTAAAGATACAATATTACCAGACATATAAAAAAAATGAACTTATAAAAGTTATTAATAATTTAAAATTAGTTTCTCATTATGTTGAAAATCCATTAGAAAATATAATTTTAGAAAATGAAGCATATTTAATGGGATTGTTTTTTACAGATGGAACTTGTCAAATATATACAAATGAAAAAAGAAAAACATATTCATGGGCTATTTCAAATACAAATTTAGATTATTTAAATAATTGTTTAGAAATAGTAAAAAAAATTTATCCAGATCAAGAATTTAAAATTATTGAAGATAGACATAACTATAATGTTCGTGGAAATAAAAATGCATATAAATTACAAATTTTTGGAGGAACAAAAACAGAAGAATTTATAAAAAAATATAGAAAAATGTTTTACGTTAATGATATAAAAGTAGTTGCAAATGATATTCAAAATTCTTGTAGAAATATCCGCGAGAGATTTTTTGAAGGTATGTATGATGGTGATGGAGATAAAGGTAAAAAATATATTGAAAAAGGTACTGGAAAAAGAATTGATGTATTTACAAAATTAAGTGCTCAAACATTATTTTTATTTTGTAAAAATTTAGGTTATAACGTCTCTATAAATTGCAGAGAAGATAAACCTAATGTTTTTACTTTAAATATGACTAAAGGACACCAACAAAATAATCCAAATATAATTAAAAAAATTATTAATTTAGGAACAACAGAACAATATGTTTATGATATAGAAACAGAAAATCATCATTTTCAAGCAGGAATTGGACAAATGATTGTTCATAATACTGACGGACTACACATAAGTGCATTACTTATGAATTTTTTTCACTATCTATTCCCATCTCTCTTAGAAAGAGAGGACCCTTTTATTATTAGTATGTGTACTCCTATAGTAAGAGTTTTTAATTCGAAAGGTGATATACTATTTTACGATGAAAATAAGTTTAGAGAATTTACAAAAGATCAAGAAAGACAAAATAAAACATTTAAAAGTAAGTATTACAAAGGATTAGGAACTACAAAACCAGAAGATGTTCCTGATACTTTTGGAAAAAAAATGATAGAGTATATAAATGATGATAACTCAACAACTAATATGAATAAAATATTTCATAAAAAGTTTGCTGATACTCGCAAAGAATGGTTAGCTAATTATGATCCAAACCCAGAATTTTCATTAGACGATGAAGGTGATATTGTAGACATGGAAATTTCTTCATTTCTCAATAATGAGGTTATTAAATTTTCGCATAATGATTGTAAAAGAAGTATTCCATGTCTATTTGATGGATTAAAAGAAAGTCAGCGTAAAGTGCTTTTCGCGGTTAAAAAAAGAAATTTAACTTACAACAAACAATCTTTAAAAGTAGCGCAATTAGGTGGTTATGTTGCTGAGCATACAAATTATCATCATGGAGAGCAAAATTTATTTGAAACAATTATAAATATGGCACAAGACTATGTTGGTTCAAATAATATTCCTCTTTTTTATAGAGATGGTATGTATGGTTCTCGTTTAGTCGGCGGCAAAGATTCTGCAAGTCCAAGATATATTTTTACAAAAATGGAGTCTATTACTCCTTTAATATTTAGAGAAGAGGATGATGTATTACTTGACTATGTTGTAGATGATGGTGATGTTGTTGAACCAAAATTTTATGTTCCGATTATTCCTATGATTTTGGTGAATGGTGCACTCGGAATAGGTTCAGGATGGTCATCTTCAATTCCATGTTATAATCCGATTGATATTATTGAATGTATAAAAATATGGCTCAATAATGATGGTGAGGTTTTATTAAAAGATCCAGACGATGGAACCTTATTATCTATGTTTCCAGAAATTACACCTTGGTATAGAGGTTTTGAAGGAACTATTGAAAAAATAGATACAAAATATGTTACATATGGTACAATTGAAAAAAATAAAGATAAAGTTGAAGTAACCGAACTTCCTATTGGATTATGGACTGATAAATTTAAAGAAACAGCTGAGGATTGGTTAGTCGATAAGAAAATTAAAAGTATGAAGAATTATTCTACTCCTAGAAAAGTTAATTTTATAATTACGGAATCAGATGATGGTTTTTCTTGTAATATAAATAATATGGGATTATACTCGTATTTACACACCACCAACATGGTTTTATTTAATGAGAAAGAACAGCTTAAAAAGTATAGCATAGACGAAATATTAAATGACTTTTGTATTATGAGATATTCTTTTTATGTAAAAAGAAAAAAGTATATTATTACGAGTTTAGAAAAAGATTTGCGATATTTGGGTAATAAAGAAAGATTTATTCAAGAGATAATAGACGCAAAATTAAAAATTATGAATGTAGAAGAAGAATTGATTATAAAAGAGTTAGAAAAAAGAAAGTATGACAAAGAAAATAAAAATGATGAAAGCGATGATTCTGAAAATAAAAATGGATATAATTATCTTCTTAAACTACCTGTTAGAAGTTTAACTGCCGAACAAGTTAAGAAAATCAAAAACGAGATTTTATCTTTAAAAACAAAGCTTGATAATATTCTAAAGACTTCTGAAAAACAAATGTGGATAAATGATCTAAAAGAGTTTGAAGATGAGTATCATAAATGGTTAAAAGTTATCAGTGAAAATAAGGGAGAAGTAAAAAAGGTTAAAAATAAAAAGTAAATTAAAAAGTAACTAAACTATTTTTACACTTAAATTAAGTTTAAAAATAAAAAATAAAGAATAAAGATGATAAGACAATATTTAAGAACTGCTATTTTATCGGTGATTATTATAACAACTGGTATAGGTATACCAGTTGTATATCATAATACAAATGAGAAAAAAGAAGAAAATAGTAAAGACTAAATTTATATTTAAGTTGTAAATATAAATTTTATAATCGATTGATAGTATCCATATCACCTATAACATCTGCGGTCTCTATTATTACAGGTATTTTATTTTCTCCACACTTTGTTAGTAGATATTTTAAAGCTGTATTATCTTTCTTCCATATACAGCCTTCACAAAGACATTCGTGTCTATCTTTTTTTGAACCAAGTGCAACCATACTATCATTTAAATGTAAGAGATTGAATTTATCTAAACCAATATGCTTATCAAATTCATAAAACATTTTATCAACATCATCCTGTTTTGATAAATCATAAATTCCAGAACCATGGATATGTGCAGTGTCTATACAAATTCCAACATTATCTTTTTTACTAATATCAATACCTTCAAAAACTTTGGCTATATCAGAGAAATTTTTACATAGCTTTGTACCTTCTCCAGCACAATTTTCAAGTAATAATTTTGAATTTTCCGAGAAATTGATTTTGTTAATACTTTTAGAAATAGTTTCTAAACCTTCTTTTGTTTTTTTATAAGAACCAGGGTGAATTACTACACCATTTATGGGCGATAATAAAGATATAGTATTTAGTTCGTATTCAAGCTCGCTAATAATTTTCGCAGTTTTTGCATCTTGCTCTTTATCTCCATTCCAAGCTAAACTAGCAACAGAACCATTTAAACTAGCTGTATAGGGGTAATGACTAAATATATTTATGCTATTTTTATTTGCTAATTTGTAAGTATTTGCAATATCTTCTTTAGTTAGTCTTTGTCTTGTAAAAGATTTTGGGTTTCCTAGAAAAAACTGAAAACTTTTCATATCATTCATAATAGCGGTTTCAATAGTAGGAAGAATTTGTTTGGAAAATCCAATATGACCACCTACTTGAATATCAGTAGCTTCAATAAATCCCATTTTTAAAATTTTAATCAAAAAATATTTTTTAAAAATCAATTTTTTGATTTAAAAATTTGAAAATTGTATGTAAATTAAAATGGAAAATCCAAGCAACAAAGAAGTTATCGATGCTCTTAATGTAGTATTTTTAAGCGGATATAACTTAACACAACAAGAAAATGAGTTTATTCTTGATAGTATAAATAACCCAAATACGATAGAATTTATCAAAAGCAACATTGAAAATAAGAATCCAACTGCAATATCAATTTATGAAAAATTAGAAAAATTGTATAATGAAATGGAGGAAAACACAACAGAATAAAATATTTTTAGACTAGTATCTTAGTTTAAAAATAACTCACAATTTAATTTATCTTCTACTTTTTCTTTTTGATTTTGATTTTCGTCTCAAACTTTTTCTTTTTGATTTTCGTCTCAAACTTTTTCTTTTTGATTTTCGTCTCAAACTTTTTCTTTTTGATTTTTGTTTTGTACTTTTTCTTTTTGATTTTTTTCTTTTATATCCTGAGCCTGTATCTAGATCGGTTAAATACACTTCTTTTTCATCTACAACATCGTAATTATTACTACAAAATTGCCACAACTTACTTATCGTGTTAAAACAAATTTTAAAATAAAGATATATTATATTTGTATTAATTGGATTTATAGTTGCCTTTTGGAATCCCCAAATCAAATTATGATCATTCTTGAAAAAATTATTAAGCGTAGTAATCATATCTGAAACATTTGTTTCTAACAAAATTTTTCCCTCTTTATGTTTTGTTAATAATACTATGATTGCTTCTGATAACCAAACTATATTGTTTTCAAAATGTATTTGTTCTTGATTACTATAAGGTATATGTCTATCTAAAGAATTTTGAAATAAATTATAATTACTAAAAAATGGCATAAAATTGTTATTTATTATTCTCTCAAAAGAGCTTGAGTCGTAATCTTCGAAATGTAAAATAGAGTTCTTATATTTTGTAACAGATTTACCTTGTTGTTCATCCGGAAATATTCCATGTATTTTTATTTTTCTATATAAATAAGGTTCATTAACATCAATTGCAAGTTGTAATCTTCCACAACGATTTTTTTCTTTTTGACAATCTTCAATCTTGTTTCTTTTATTTTCTTGTTTAAAAGGGTCAAAATAAAAATAAAAATTGGCAAAATCATTTTTAATGTCCGATAAAGTGTTGTTCTTATTTTTAATATTTATATTTAAGTTAGATATTTTTTCTATACTATTATTGTAGCTATTAAAATCCATATTTGTTAACTTTGTTTCATGATTTAAAGAAGATTTTATATTATCCGACAATATTTTAATACTCTTTTTTTCTTCGGAGATATCATCTTGAATTAAATTTATATCTCTGACAACCTTATTACACGTTATATTAGCTTCATTATATAATTTTTTAACTCTCATGATACTTTTTTCAAAAATATCATTTGCTCTATCTTTAAATCCATAACTATTTATTAATGATTCTTTTTCCTTATTAAGAAATATTTCTTCTTCTACTACTTCTGGTACTTTTTCTACTTTTGCTACTTTTTCTACTTTTTCTACTTCTGGTACTTCTGGTACTTCTGGTACTTTTGCTACTTCTGCTACTTTTTTTTTCTTTTTTGTTTTTTTCTCTTTTTTTGCTTTTTCTGCTTCTTCTTCCATTAACAATTCTAGTTCTAATCTTTTAGATTCTGTATCTAAATATTCTTTGTTTTCCTCTTTACGATTCTTTTTTACGATTTCAAATTCCGATATTATATCTGT